TGCACCATGGGGCGTTGGCGGCGCCAGGATTTTTCGATTGACAAACGGGGATGTAGCGGGTGTGGGCCATTGGTGCTGTGTCTGGGTGGCGCGCGGCCATTGGTGCTGGTATGTTGACGGGTGCTGAGCGGGGGCGGTTCGCGGTGTGGTGTGAGGAGCGCGTGTACGGCAACGAGGGGCTATTGGTGCAGTTGGCGGAGGTACCTGGGGTGGACGGGGTGCTGTGATGGCGAAGCGGCGCATGCATACGAGTGTCGGGGGGCAGCGGCGTCAGATCGTGCCGTTCGCTCGGATCAAGGGGCTGCGGTGTCACACGGAGGTGATCGAGCGCCTGGTGGCGGGGTATCCGTGCCCGGACGTGGCGCGCTACATCCAGGAGGAGGAGGGGGAGTCCCTGGACGTGGGGCGCAAGTCTCTGTGCGAGATGCTGCGGCGGTACGTGAACGAGGAGGTGGCGGAGGCGGACCTGATCTCTCCGCGGCTGCCACACCTGATCATCAAGGCTTCCAAAGAGTTCGGGGACCGCACGGAGGACCTGCGGCGCCTGGAGCGCACGTACGAGGTGGCGCTGTACCGGCTGGACCTGGCGCACGGGCGTGAGCGGCGGACCGGAGACATCGACGCAGGGGTGGACAAGCAGATGAAGGTGTTGATCGATCTGGTGGCGCAGATGCACGCGATCAAGATGGATCTGGGCTTGACGGGCTCGCGCGACCTGGGGACGCTTACGGTGTCGGCGGAGCGGCTGGCCGAGATCAGGGATCGGTACGGCGAGAATGCGGCGAAAGCCTTCGCAGATCCGGTTCAACGGGCCCAGGTGCTGGGCTTGTTGAAGCGCGTCATGAGGTTATCGGGCCGCGAGGATGTCATCGACATCCCCAACGATCCAGAAGATGCTGTCGAATCCGAAGAAAGTGCGGCACCATGAGAGCCGAACAAAATACACGGATCTGCAAAATCCCTAAGCGGACCAACCGAATTAAAGACGGAGATCTAATCCGTTGGGAGGTGCTTCCAGAGCGGCTTTATGACATCGATGGTCCATGCGTTCTTGGCTGTGTTCACGAACCAGGCGCAAATGACGGTGTTCTCAACGGAAGCGAACACGTGTTCGCTACTATCAGCACCAATGGGGGTAGTCGATGATCCGCACGGGTCCAGACGGGCGGCGGTACAGTGATCGCACGGCGGAGGAGGATCAGCGCGCTGTGACGGACGCTCTGGTGGTGCTGCCAGCGGGCCCGCGCACGCTGTTCGAGGGCCTATTGGCGGAGGTGGACCCGGCCCGGGCGGACCAGCTGAGTCGAGAACTGGAGGAGGGGCTGTACCACACTCCTCCCGTGTCCATGCGGCAGTTCATCGATGACCCCTACTACCTGGGGGAGAGCACCACCACCCTGTTCCCGGCGATCAAGGATGTCCTCATCCACATGTTCGAGGCGCCCTACCGCGAGGTGCTGCTGGCAGGTTCCATCGGCTACGGAAAGACTTTTATATCCAGCATCGCCATGTGCCGCATCCTGTACGAGCTGAGCTGCCTGCGGGACGTGCAGGCCACGTTCGGTGTGGGGCCGGGCACCGAGATGGTGCTGATGCTGGTGTCCAAGAGCCTGCCGCTCTGCCGCGAGGTGCTCAAGACCGCAGTGGACGACAAGATCAAGCTGAGCCCGTACTTCATGGGCAAGTTCCCGCCCAAGTTCTCTACTGACTTCACCATGTTTCCCAACAACATCCGGCTGTCGATCGGCAGCTATGGGGCGGAGCGCGCGCTGGGCAAGGCAATTTTGGCTGCAACGCTAGACGAAACAAATTTCCCGCCCAAGCGCCATGCTCAGCAGATCCAGCAGACCCTGGGCAAGCAGCTGACGGCCGCGCACTTTGACATCGTGGAGAAGGTGTACCAATCGCTGGTGCGCCGCATCAAGTCCAGGTTCGAGCGCGTGAGCGGCGACGTGCCCGGCATGGTGCTCCTGGCCTCCTCGGCGGCCACGCTTGACTCCTTCACCGAGCGCAAGATGCGGTCTGCCGTTAACGACCCGGACGTGTTTGTCGTGGAGCACTCGCAGTGGAGCGCGCGGCCCGAGGGGCACTTCAGCAACGAGGTCTTCTACGTGCTCTGCTCCCGCAGCAGCCTGCGCAGCAAGATCCTGTCCGAGTCGGAGCTGGCAGACATCGACGATGAGTGGCTGGAGGATCACGAGGCCTGGCTGATCGAGGTGCCCGAGGACTTCCGCATGGACTTCGAGGGCAACCTGGAGGACTCGCTGCGCGACATCGCGGGCGTGAGCACACAGGCGATCTCGGCATTCTTCCAGCGCGTAGAGGCGATCAATGAGTGCATCGTGGAGCGCCCTCACCCCTTCACCGACTACGTGTGGGTGGCAGGCGGCCCGGGCCAGTTCAATTGGCAGCAGCTGTGCCGCAGTGTCCAGCGGCGCCTGCCCGGCGGCCACTTCGAGGAGGCCTGGGTGCCACGCGAGGCGCCCAGTGCGCCACGCTGGATACACATCGACGTCAGCACCAACCGGGACTACACCGGTTTCGTCATGGGGCGGATCGATCGCTGGGTGGAGGTGGTGCGCCGCGACGGGGACGGCAACCGGTTCACGGACACGGCGCCCTACTACATCATCGAGGTGTTGCTCAGTATCCGTCCACCCACCGGCGAGCAGATCTACATGCCTGACTTGCGGCGCCTGGTGTACGAGTTGCAAGCGCACGGATACCCGATCGCGGGGTTCAGTACGGACAAGTACGAGCACGTCGAGATGCACCAGCAGATCAAGCGCCGTGGAATCCATGCCGAGCTAATCAGCATGGACACCAGCATGGACCCATACGAGGAACTGAAGTCGGCCATCTACGAGCACCGCATTGAGTACTACCATCATGAGCTGCTGTTGAACGAGCTGAGGGCACTAGAGGTCGACCGGATCAAGGGCAAGGTGGACCACCTGAAACACAAGACTAAGGACCTGGCCGATTCCCTGGCTGGGGCAGTATGGGGACTACACCAACGAGCAGCCCGCTTGCCGTGGGCGGCAGATGCTGATACACCCGGGGGCAAGGTGGGCCACGAGCACCAATGGGTCAGCCCGCTGATCCCGGCGGAGGAAGTGGACGTGGAAGAGGTGCGGCGAATCCAGAGGGCGCAATCGGCATCGGATGTGCTGCCGCTGATCCTGTTCGGAGACGAGGACTGAAAGCGTCGGGATCTTGTGGCCGTCCCGCTGGCGTGGACATGAGGATCGCGTTGTTCGAGGTGGGTGTCAAGTTCTGGAAGTAGCGAACACGTGTTCGCTTTGAAGAATGCCAGTGGGGCTGACGCGAAGGCCCCGACACAGAGGGGTGAGCAATGGGCTGGCGGGACATGGTTCAGAAGATCTTCCGGCGGCAGGCCAGTGGACAGGTGGCAGCATTGTCCCGTGGTGCGTCCGGCGAGGCCACTCTGCCGCGCCAGAACCCGATGTCGACCGACTCTGGCATGTCCGGTTCCTATATGCAGTTGGCGACCATGCTCTCGGTCGACACCGATCTCATGTTGCGGTATGCAGACTACGAAAATATGGATGATACGGAAACCGTGTCTGCGGCTCTGGACATCTATGCGGATAACGCCACTGTTGTGGACACCGTGCGCGGCAAGACGATCTGGGCGCTATCCAAGGACAAGGTGATCCGCGATATCATCAACGACCTGCTTGATCGGCGCCTCCACATTGAGGACGATCTCTGGACGGCCATCCGTACGCTCGTGAAATATGGAAATCTTTTTGGAGAGGTGATCGCCAACGAGAAGGGTGTGCTCGGGTGGAACTGGCTCCCCGCTCCCACCATGCGCCGCATCGTGGATCAGCGCGGCACGCTCGTGGGATACGTGCAGGATCCGACAGGTGCGTTCGCGCTCAGCCTCAACACGCAGGAGGATCTGGACCGGCTGCGGCAGCAGCAGGGCACCAACAGTGCGGTGTTCTTTTCGCCGTGGGAGGTGGTGCACTGGCGGCTGCGCGGGAAGCAGATGCGGGCACTGTACGGTTTCGCCGTTTTGGACAGTGTGCGGTGGGTGTGGAAGCGCCTCCTGATGCTGGAGGACAGCACATTGGTGCTGAAGTTGCAGAAGGCCCCGGCGCGGTTCGCGTTCTACATCGACACGGGCGAGATCCCACCGCGCGAGGCGCGCGCCATGGTAGATGACGTGCGGCGCCGCTACAAGAAGAAGCGGATCATGGACCCGTCCACGGGACGCATTGACTTCCGATTTAACCCCGTCGAGCAAAGCGAAGATTTTTTCATACCGACGCGCTCCGGCAAGGACGCGACGCGGATCGAAGTGCTGTCGGGCCCGGACTACGACGAGACCGGCGTGCTCAGTTATTTTCAGAAGAAGTTCTACTTGGGGATTCGCATCCCGCCACAGTACCTAGGTGTAGCGGAGAGTGCGAATCGCGCATCGCTTGCGCAGGAGGATGCTTTTTTCGCTCGTTTCATTCAGCGTATTCAGCGTGAGTTCCTCACGGGGTTGCGCCAGGTGGTGCGTGTGCACCTGGCAGCGCTGAACATCGACCCCGACTCAGTACGGTGGGATCTGGAGATGCCTACGCCGAGCAGCATCTTCGAGATGCAGCAGGTGGAGGTATGGAACGCGCGCGCGGGCTTGGCCGCAGCGTTGCAGCCGTTCTTCACGGCGCCGTGGATCATGGCGAACATCTTCCACATGAGTGACGAGGATGCGCTGTTCGCGGCAGAGGCCAAGACACACGAGGCCGAGGCACAGGCGCTCGGTCAGGCGTCAATCCAAGCTGAGATCATGCGGCAGTTCCCAGAGCTGGGCCCAGAGGGTGCCATGGCGGCGGGTGCTCCACAGCCCATGGCTGGCATGGGAGCCCCGGGCATGATGCAGCAGCCCAACCAAGAGCAGATACCGCAGGAGTCCATCAAGCGGATAGAGAAGGCCCTGCACCAATTGCAGGAAGCCAACGATAGGATGCTGAAGTCGGTGGATCGCACGGATACTTCCGTGTCTCGTATCGGGCAGAGGTTGCGAGTGATTGGTCAAACGAATCAGTCGAAATATGAGCGTCAAGCGAGGTGAACCATGTACGTGCGCGGTGAGGATCTGGAGAAATGGACGGGGGATAGTATGGAGGCGCGGATCTCCCTGGTGGAGGCGGCCGTGACCGCGGAGGTGGGCGTCACAGTGGAGTTGCTGGCCACTCGCGATGGCGGCGCGCTGTTCCGCACCCCGGACGGCAATCTCCACGAGGCGACGTTCGTGTTCGCCAACGGCGTGGTGGGCGAGGTGGCGGTGCAGCCCAGCACCATCCCCGTGTACGAGGCGGCCGCGTTGCCGCGTCTGGTGGGTGACGAGCTGCGGACCCTCACGGCAGACCTGATAGACGGGAAGGCGATAGAGCGAACACGTGTTCGCTCCCTGGCGAATCTGGTGCGGACCGATGAGGTTTACCGCGTGAGCCAGGTGATCTTGCGCATTGACGAGGCGTGCGCGGCGACGGGCGACGAGCACTGGTTCAAGCTGTACGAGGCCAACCAGGAGAAGATCCGCACGTCCATGTACGGGCAGATCAGGGAGCTGGAAGCGCACGTCCCGAAGACGGCGTACGCCAAGCTGCCAAAGGCTCGACTGACGGAATTCGAATCGGAGCTGCGGGAGTCGATGGGGATACTGGCGACGGTGATGGAAGATATTATTGACGGAATTCGTCCGTTAGTGTTTGCTGAAGACGATGAGTTCTATGGTGCCATCCGCGAGTCGTTGATTGCTGAAGCGCAACTCCTTCATGGGTTGCTCGCCAAGGCCGGAGAGTTGATGCGCGCGGAAGACTTGGAGCGCATAGCGGTGGCACATGACGGGTTGTGTGGGCGAGCGAAGGCCATGGAGGTAGTGTCCGCCTACATCATGGGGCGGGCCAAGAAAGGTGCGGAGGCAGGAAAATGAAGACGAAGCTGATGAGTGGATCCCTGACCGAAGAGCTGGCGGCTCTCGGTGTTCCCGGTTTGACCGAGGACAACATGGCGCGGATCGCCAACGGCCCCGGTCTCTCCGAGTCGGGCAGCAAGAAGAAGGGCGGCAATGGCAACGCGCCCGAGGAGCCCGAAGACGATGAGGAGTCCGAGGAGGATGATGACGACGAGGAGGAGTACGACGAGTCGAGGCACGACCCGTACGACGGCCCGTTCGTCACCAAGGTCCTGTTCAACCGCATCATGGACCTGCCGTTCGAGAGCCTGGACGGCGACCAGATCGACCTCATCATCGAGGGCCTGAAGGTCAAGAAGGTTCCTCGGAACGTCAAGGGCATCGCGGAGCAGGCCGAGATGGTCGCGCGGAAGCTCATGGACGAGGCCATCGCGAAGCGCACCCGGCGCTCGCGGGCGCACAGCATGTCCAAGAAGGCGTCATACCAGTGTCCCCCTGGCATGCGGAAGGACCCGGGCGATCCGAGCGGCAAGCGCTGCGTGCGGTCCGTGAAGGCGGCGGGCGGCGCGGGCGCGCTGGCCAGGATCAGGCGCAAGACCAAGAAGTGGAGCAAGAGCGGCGCGGGCAAGAAGTCCGCGAAGATCTCGAAGCGCTGGGCCGAGCGGCGCCCATCGCAGAACTCCGACTTCGCGGTGGAGCTGGAGCACCTGCTCTCCGAGAACCAGGAGCGGGTCGATGACGTGCGGAGCGAGATCCTCGGTCGCATCGACAACATCGTGGAGATGCTGGTCGACGAGTTC